TGAGAGTTCTTGGTGAGGAAGCAACAGCTGGTGCCTATACCGTAAAAGAAGAAATCAAAATAAATGAACCAGCCGCGGCCATTGAGCCAGTCACTGCAGAAGAAATAAGCAGTGAGGATGAAGATACTTTATCTTATTTCTCTAAGCTTGCGAAGCAAGACTAAGTACCAAAACCGAACTGGTCCTTCAGATCAATAGTTGGACTATTCGAAATATAATTATTACCAACAGTACTATTATAGGTATTGTTGGTATTTCCAGAATTTACAGTATTTGCCGATACATTTCCTGCACGTGATCCGGTCTGAGTTCCACCGCTTGTTTGCAAGTCAGGTGCTGGCTTGTAATTTAAATTTGTTCTATTCAATACATCTTGAGTTTTATTCATAAGAACAGCTAGTTCGTCAACCCTTAATGATGGATCTAAAAATCCTTTCTTAAAGTCAGTTTCTGGTATACCATCAAAATATTCTGATCCAATCTTTCCGCCTTTAGCCATGACATTCAGCAGGTCAAGTTGTACTTTAATACCGCCAATCATATTCTTTATACTTCTTTCAAAGCTTCTTAAATTTGTTTTACCAAGAGTAGCGATTGTTGTACTAAACTTTCCTAAAGCGTCTGATAATTTGTCTAGGTTTGAGACAGATTTCATATCTAAATCTTTTAGAGGTTTTATAGATTCTACAATTTCTTTCATCATGTTTTTACGTGATGTTGCTTGATCTTTAAAATCAGTGCCAAAAAGAAAATTAGAAAACGTTTTAATTTTATCAACTGCAAAATCTAGTATTTGTCCTATACCGGTTCCGCCAAACAACGAGGCGATTGCTGGTCCTAAAAATCCAACAGCTTTAACCTTTGCTCCTATGTCTGCTGGTAATGCAGCAAGCTCGTTCATAGCTCCAGCAACATTTTTCATAATCTTACCAATGTTACTTCCGTCGACTCCCATGAAACTGGCTAGCTTACCCGCGCCCGCTAGTCCTGTTAGAAATGCGCCGATTCCAAATCCAATTAATCCCATTCCAACCGAAGCTTTTGCTGCAAGTGCTCCACCGCCCGGAATGGCTCCAAATATTGCGCCAACAGCAAACAATCCACCCATGGCTTTTAAACCTTCTACGCTGAATGCACTTATTCCTTCTCCTATGTTCTTAAGAAGCGCACCAAGATTATCACCATTGGAACCTATGACACCGCCTAAAGCATCTAACCCAGCTAAAGGTGTTAAGAATGCAGCTATGCCGGCTCCTATTGCACCTATTCCAAATGCTGCCTTTGCAGTTTTTCCTACACCAAATAATAATCCTAATGCGCCGCCTGTTCCCATTAACGTGCCAAGAGTTATTATATTATCTGTAGTAAGAGCGCTTAAACCTTCACCTAAGTTTGTCATGAATACTTTTAAGTTTTCAGCAGTTGATTCCATCTCACTTAAAGCCATGTCGCCAGCGCCTAATGCTGCAAAGAAACCTGCTACACCTGCGCCGATTGCTGCTATTCCTATACCTGCACCAACACCTCTTAAACCAGGAATAGGACTTATTGCACCGAATAAAGCGCCAGTTCCTAATAATACTCCAAAAGCCTTTAAGTCTCTATCAGTAAACGCTGCCAAACCATCTGCAGTATTAGTAAGAAGCTTCTTAACATTTTCACCACCGTTTGGTAAATCTGCATCGGCTTTGGCTAACATAACAAAAAACGCGCCTAAACCAGCTGTTGCAGCTCCTATACCAATACCAGCACCAGAAATTAATTTACCAAGACCAAAAGCTAGTGCACCTAATCCAAATGGTCCACCATCTATATTATTTGTTACATTTTGAGTACTCGGTGCACTTGAAGCTGCTTTTGCTTTAGTAACACCAGCTTCTCTTTTGGTTTCTAACATATCTTTATTTTGTCTTACAAACTGTTTTGATATGATGTTTGCTAAGCTATCAACGGCTGCCATGGTGTCAAGCTGAGACTCATTATTTTCTTTGAGTTGTTGTATTACGTCTGATAATTCTGCCATTATCTTACTCTTTCTTGTTTAGCTTCTTGTTCTTTTATGTGATCAACTAACATTGATACGTAAACCTCTTTTTCCCATGGTATAAGACTGTCTATCTCATTTAAAGAATATTTGTGATGCTGCATTAAGCTAAAGTTCGTTTGATAATAGTTACTTAATGAAGTATGAGATAGACTAATTATAAAAAACTTTGCAGACCCTCCAATGTTACACTGTTTTTTGTATCACAGTTTTTACAATTATAATGAATATCGTGCGTTAATCTAGGTATTTTTTCAATATACTCTCTTATCTTTGTAAACTGTTCTTGAGTCATAGATTCAATAAATTCTTGAAACTCTTCATCTGTGGCATCATTAATATCAATTCTTTCATTTTCAGTTAAAACAGCAGATATTGATTCTTGTATTAGTCCAAAAACTTGAGTTGTAGGAGAATTAGTTAACAACTTTTGATTTCTACTTATAGACTCAAACGTAGGTTGTTTCATTTCAACTTCAATCTCATTTGAAATTTTTATTCTATTATTTAATTTAGGGACCTCAATATTAATATCTTCTATGTTGACATTAACTTCATTCTCTGTTTCACATTTTTCGCATTTAAACACAAGATTGGCTTTTTCTCCTACAGACTTTGCTCTTATTTTTAAAAATAAAAATTCAATATCATATGACTTTAAGTCTTTCTTATTGATCTCTTCATATATACATGAGATGACTGTGTCTGTTATTGCAGTAGCAATCTGTGTAGGATCTTGTGATTCTAAAGCTATAAGTAATATTTTTTCTTCTTTAACTAAAAAAGGTCTGAAAGTTACATCTTGATTAGTTGACGGTACCTTCAACTTATATTTTGGTACATCATTTAGTTTTGGTAAAACCATTCATTTCACTCCTATAATACATCAATTCCACCGAGTGGTGTATCGATATCCATGTTAATAAATCCTTGAGTATTTGATGATCTTTTCCAGTTAGTGTAAGCAAAATTTACAGTTAACTGAACTAAACCATCTAGTTCGTTATTTAATTCTATAGCACTTGTCGCTACAGGAAAGGCCTCAAGAAGGTCGACTGAATAAACAGTTCCACCACCTATTCCTGCATTAAATCTTATGGGACCAACTTGCTTACTAACTCCAGCTAAAGGTTGTCTAAGTTGGTGTATTGTTACGGTCCTTGCATATTGACTCTTGTAGTTACTTGTAAAAGCATTAGCACCTTCTTCTGGTATAGCTGTATTGCGCCAAGCATCAAAATATTCTTTTACGCCATAATCATTCATTAAATAAAAAGTCATACTTACATCATCAACAGCGTATCCATAAGCAACCTTTTGAAACTCCATGCCGATACGTCTTTCATTTGTCAACGTAACTTTTGCTGGTAAAGTTGCATTAGAACATAATATATTTAACTCTCTTCCGGAAGCTCCACCGCCACCGCCTGTTAAAATGCCGATGATACCTCCAAGAAGTCCACCACCTCCGCCGAAGTTAGTTGGCATTGTAACTAAAAATCTATTTGGTCTTGCAAATCCTAACTTAGTGTTGGCTAAAGCTTTTAATTCATCTACGGTATTAGACATTTGCTATCTTCCTTGAATCTGAATATACTCTTCCAGCAGTGGATTTTTTCCAACTTGCTGTTGGTAAAAACGTGGCTATTTCCCATTCTGGTGCTGGTACCTGTGCAAATCGTGATTTAACATGATCTAACAAATAGTGTTTGAAACATGGTTTAAAGAATCTAAATCTAGCTGCACCTTTAAGTAATCTATATGTTAAAGTAAAGCGTGTTGACTCATCATATTTTTTATTATTAACTACATCAAGTAAACTATCTAAAAACTTTGCTCTTAAAACAGGAGGAATGTAATGTAGGTTTAAACCTTTAAATCCACCATCTGCGCTTTCAACTGGTATCACTAGAGGAAATGTGTCGTAATATGGAAGTTTGTCTTTAAGTTTAGGGTCATAAAAAAACATCATCATGCTGCCTAACATTGGACTGCTGACTTTATTAATTTCATCTTCTCTCATCAATGCTTCACGATTAACTCGAGTAAGTTGTTGTACTCTTCTACGAAACCAATCACGAGATTCTTGTGTACGTGGTGTAATACCTTTTCGAAAGGCTTCAAGTTCAAGTTTTTGAAATAAGTTACTCATAA